TATTATGTCAACTGGAGACATTGCGCCCATTTCAATCATTTTTGACCAAAAGTCGGCTTTTTCTTCTGCCTGCACTTGTGTAGGATCGAAAAAGTTGACCTTAAGTGTACTATCTCCAAACCTATTGCTTAAATTGTGATAATTCCAGACGGCTTTTATTGTTTCAAAAAGCTCCTTTTCGTATATCTTAAATAGGTCAATATCATTGTCTCGAATCTCTTGCAGCTCTTTGTTCTGGACAAGTAGAGCATAACCAGACTTGCGTTCACTTGGCTTGCTGGATAAGTAAGATGCTGGCAAGCCTTCCGTAACTGCTAACTCTCTGATTAAGTAGTCAATGGAATCCACAACTGCCTTGATAGGACTGTTGGGAGACTCAAAAGAAAAATCAGCATATTGTGAGTCAGGCAAAGATATTGCCTGCCCTGGGCTAAACTCGATCAATTCGTTTTTTGTGCCCTTAAGCACTGGCAAAGAAAAGCCTTGCAGTCTCAAAATGTAAATTAAATCAGTGAGCTTTTCGTTGATTGCAAGCTGTGTGGAAACTAAACTGTCTCCTGGTTCAACCCAAAAATCATAAATGGGCAGGTCAGACCACACAGGCACAAAAGGCAAAAAGCCGTATGGGTTTGACTCCTGGCTTTTGACATTGCCGTTATAATCTAGCCTTTCAATTTTGGCTGGAGTCCAGCGAACATGCGTAAGCTCACTGACTCTTTCATCTGCCGGATAGTGCGTAATCGTTACACTTTTTAAGTCTCTGGGACTCTTGCCAGTTTCCACAGAACAAATATCCGGAGTAATTACATCCAGGTCAATTTTGCCATTTCGCCAGACCACCTTAAGTAAGACAACTCCAGTAAGCTTTGAAAGCCTGTTGGCTTGTCGCATTCTCAGACCTAATGCGCTTTGCTCTTGTATCTGCTTATACAGCTTTGTGTCCTTTTCTGAACTGCAAGTACGCTTTGCATCCTTGATATAAACTGCTGATTTGGCATTTATGATCTTCTTGACCACATTTAAAGAAGTCGGAGAAAACTTAGTTATGTCACTAAAATGTTCCTCAAGCCTTTCTTCTATATAAGGTATCTGATTGCCTTCATAGAGCTGAATGCGTTTTTGTGCATCCATGCGTCTTGAAGACTCATCTTGTAATTGATTAAGTGCAAAAGTATAATCTAGCATAGCTTTCCTTTTAAGTGTTTAAGCAATCGCTTATTTATAATATAATCACTTTAGTTAACTTGTCAAGACCCTGATATTAAAGAGCATTGTAAGTCTTAATGCCTGATACTTTGACTAGCCTTTTAAAGAATTGCTGTATAGACAACTCAGAATCAACATTTGTTCGCATATAACTGTTATACATGGACTGTACTTGTTTATGTGCATAGCATTGGTCAGCACATCTTAAAATCATATCTCCATTACGTAAATAACAATGCCTTGCATGTCTGCTCTTGCTAGTACAAACAATGTCATTTAACTGATATACTGTTGTTTCTTGGTTTTTAAGAGCATAAATAGACCATGCCAGACTATAAACAGCATCATCCTTTTTCTTTCGCCCCGATCCAAAAGTGGGATTGCCTTTGTCTGTATATTCAAAAACAAAGTTGTTCAATTCTTTTGGCAACAACTTTAATTCTCTAGGATAGAATATTCTGCCCTCTTCAAATAGCCTTGCAAGGCCGAAAAATGCAGGAACTTGCTGTTTTGTTCCTGGGTATAATGCATCACAATCAAAGCCACGTTCCACAAAGAATTGATACAAGTCCTGCACATCGAAGTCTTCTAAAATTATCTTATCTATGCCGTATTTTTCAGAAGCTTCAATAACCTTCTTTTTGATTGTCTTTCCCAATGAAAACTTTATTTCTTCCTGGGAAAGCACATAATACGCAGGTTCGCCATCAGCATCTGTTGTTCTGGCAGTGATCGTAAGTATTGTCTTATCTCCATGCAGACTTCCACTTTTTGCCCGATCAAGACCTACTCCGATTGCAAACTTTCGATCTGCAATCATCTCCTTGAACTTATCCAGAGGCAGATTATTGGGATAGTCCTGACCTGCTGCCCGTATGTTTTGAGATGAAAACAGCCTATTGCTGGAAGCTGTGCGCTTATTTAGGTGCAGCCTCTCAAATCGCCCCGGTTCTTCCCGGCATTTGGTATATTGGGATCTAAGCCATTTCTCCCCAAGCCAAGCCGGTTGACGTTCTATGGCATCTTCTAGGCTGGAATACTCAAAGGAATAAAAGAACATGGATGGGTTATCCTGGGCCATTTTCTCCACAAGATGCACAGGTGAACCATCATGGGCCTGGTTTGTGTCTGCCAAAAGCATGGCATTTGCTGTATCTCCCATGCTTGCACTCAAGGTCAGGTATGCATCCAGATTTGACGCTGTGTGCAGCTCTGATAACCAAGCACAAGAGACTTGTTCGCCATGCATGGCTTTTTCAGCAGAAGTTACAACTTCAATTTTGGCATCCATCTGCTTATAATAGATCACTTCGCCCTGTAGGTTTTCATCTCCAATCTGCTTATATAAAAATGGTGTTTGGTGAATAACATACTTTAAGATATTAAAGCCGACTCTCTTGGTCTGTGATAGGCTATTTGCTACAACTTTGATATTTGATCCAGGCATGGCTACAAAGAAGTTGTATAAAACTATCATAGCCATTAAAACGCTTTTCCCATGCCTCTTAGGTAGCACAGAAATAACGTCTGTATACTTGTATTCACCATTTTCTACGCTTAAAGCCTCTAGCAAGAACTCTTTTTGCCAGTCCAAAGGCTCAAATACTATTGGCCTTAGATTCCTACCTTTAATTTTTGGTTTGACATCATCTATCCACGTGATAATGCCTTCTGGCGGCTTTTTCCACAGTTCGATTCTGTCTTTTAACTGGTTATTCATCATTGCCACCTAATATAAGCTTCGCTATGTCATTGTCTTTGTTAGACATTTGATGTCCTTTATTTATCTTTTCCAAGAGCTTTAACTTATCCAAGGAATCCTTTCTAATCTGTTTCAACTCTTTCATCCATTCAGGATCATTGGATTTTAAGCCTTTACTTACTATTTCATGCTCAATGCTTTTGTTAACTGCTATATCCTGCCTGAGCATAAAAGCCAGGGAGTCATAGAAGTCTTCCTCTAAGCCACGGCTTATCATTTTGATTTTACGGGCTTTTTTTGTCCTTCCGTCAATCTCATCTATTGCCAAAGCATCTCTTAAGTCATCTATGCCTTTTTCGTTGTATTCTGCCATATTTAATTACTCCACAGTTAATATATTCCAGGGTCATAAAAAATGGTGCGATTTATGTGAATGACCTAGACCGCCCAAAATCCATGCCAACTCGGGGGGACACTGCCTTTGCGTATAAAGAGCGTATAAGAGCTGGTTTTATACGCTTCAAGTAACTGCTTTCATTAAATAATTCCTCAGGCACTTTGATTGTCAATCAAAAGGTCAGGCAGTCATCTACCTGATTTAATTGACTCTTTGTAAGTAGCTGGAATCATTGGCTTTACTTAAATCAAGTTAACAAATGCCTGAAATGATTTTGTTTTTATTGAGGTATTCACCCTTTTCTAGTCTCTAGCCACAGATGCCATTTTCTAGCCTTTCCTTAATGATAATGATTATTATTTGTAATAGTGTAATGCCTTGTCACTCCTGATTTTATCAATGATCTATAATACATATAATCATTTAAGTTACTGTTGTCAATACCTGTAATGTAAAGCCTAGATAACTACAGTGTAATTCTAGTCTTTATAAAACTAGTCTTTCGACAAATTGTAGGATAACTATTGACAGTATGTCCAAAATATGACAGAATGCAGTCATGTTTTTGAGTCGGAGAACATAAAACTGACAGGAGTAAGCGGTATGTCTACGGTAGTTGCTACGGTATGTTTGGATGATGTGTTGGGCGCGTATGTTGGTAATGATGTAAAATGTGTTGCTTGCATGACAGAGGATGACTGGCAGGATATTGACCACAGAGATCAGCTTGTGGAATCAGCTTTAGTTGAAGTAATGCTTGAGCAGGATGAAATATTGTTTTGTACTGAATGTGGCAAGAGGATAAAGTAGAACTCAAGTGCATTGAGTGCAGGAGATTATTTTATTTCTTGCACTCAACATTTGTAAATTTTGTAAGTAAGTCCATAAATAAAGGTATAATCCACAGAGGTAAATTCAATGGTAATTTTACTTACAGTAAAAAATATAATAATAATAGGTAGTTGTGGAAATATATGTTTATATTTAGGACTTACTTACAAACGTACTTCAAAAAAGTGTAAGTAAAATTACCATCTAAAATTTGGTTATCAAAAAACCTTATTTTTGTGGAAAAGTAGTAAAACCTTGCACTCAACATTTAAACAAAAAAAACCGTCCTCATAAGAAGACGGTTATCAAAATTGAACTCTGGCCAGAAGTCAATTTTTTATACTAAGGCTCGTAGATTTTCGTTCTTGCACTCATTTACTGTTTCGGGTATGTAATCTGTGTCATCAAGTTCATAGTCTTTGTTGATTTTGTCTCGTTCCTTACTGCTTTTCACATATCTCCAATCTGTTACAGGTACTATCTTTGATCCGTCTTCTTCCAGCTTATAATCCATTGACATGCCTTCAATGTCTTTTCCTTTCCTCACGTTCTTGCCTTTGGTCACAGTTATGATATGACCATACGGCTTATTTGAGTCCAGGCTGACACCTAACCGGGCTTGTTCAAGTCCAAATTCCCCACCTCTACCATAGAGCTTGTCTTTGCTGTTTTTCTTCTGCACACAGACAATGAGCAAGCCTTTGCCTATACTATCCTTCATGTTTTTTATCTTTTGACCTACATTATAGAAGTTATCAAACATTTGCAGGTAGTCCACAATGGTTATTGTTCCTGGTTCTATAATGTCTTCAAAGTCTTCACTACGTTTGATCATTTCAAAGTTGTCATGTTCAATGAAGGATTCCAGGCCACCTGGGAAGGCATCTAATCTTTCTTCAAACTCCTCTTCCTCTGTTCCTTCTGCATTCATATAACAGACTTTGATTTTGCCTGATTTCTTGTTTAGTTGCTTATTAAGTAGTTCACTAACCGATATGGAATCAGCATCAAAGCCTTGCTGTTGTGGATTGAAGAGCACATAATTTTTAGACAAAGCTGTATGTCTTTCAGCCTTCATACCTAAGGCATCTGCCACCTTTGCTGCCCTTTGGTTTAAGATACTGTGGATTAAATTCAGCACAAAGGCTGTTTTGCCACCATTTGTTGCCCCGGCCACGATTATGACATTTCCCGGCTTGATTTTATAATGCTCATTCAGGTTGAAAGGTAGAGGCAAGCTTACTTCTGTTCGATCAATCTTGCTGAAGTTCATCACCTGCTTTTCCTTGTTCCTGACTCTCCATTGCCCCCTGATATTACCTCTTGCTACCTTCCCTTCCTTCTCCAGCCTGTTCAGGATCACAGACCTATTACCTTTGTCCTTCTGGCTTATGCCTAGCTCTTGATCCATTTGGTTGACGTAGAACATTCCTGGGGCTTCCTCTACGTAAGCTTCAATCTTTTCCCTCAAGCTAGGCTGTTTTTCCTCTTCTATTATCTCTGGCATTTCCCCTTGATCTTCCACATCTGCTATTGCTTGCATGATTGTTTGTCTAAGGTATGTTGTATCACCTCTCGATTCATCCCATTTCTCCCTAACTGCTTTAGTCATTTTCAAGGCTGTTTCAATCTTGCCTGGAGCATTGCCTAGTGCTCTTACCATGTGGCAGCAGAGCGCATAATCCGCTTCACTCTGGCTTGAGTATACATCTTCCCAATTACCATTTGCCAAGTCATAAAAGGCTTGAACAGTCTGCAACTTGGCATCTAAAGAATCAATGTCACTCTTGCTTAATTCTTC